TCAAACTGATCTAAATTAACTTTAGTATTAACCATCTCAGCAGTATTTAGAACTGTAATATCTGTAAATATATTTGTTTTATATACAGGCCACCATTCTACTCTTAATGCTCTAAAAATATCATTTGTAGTTTGTGCTAAAAAATTTACTGTTTCAGTAGCTGTTGTAGATATACCAAAATCAAAAGCATCTGGTTGATATTTCAAAACATCTGCTGTGGTAATAACATCTGCACCCGTATAATTAGCCATAATTTATTTCCAAATTAAAAATGCAATTATTAATAATAAAGGGATAGAGTACATTGGATTATTAATGCTTTTTCTCCAAACCCATTTTGACCATTTTCTAGTTTGTTTCCAAATCCACTTGTTCATCTTTTTTCTTCCTTGTTTTTCTTTTCTTTTTTAAAGGTACTACATTTTCTGCAACAACCTCTTTAACTTCTTTTACAACATCTTGTTCAGGTTTAAAACCTCTAAAATCATACATAGCTTTATTAGTTTGATAATCTAATTCGCTTCTTGTGATTGTTTTGTTACCTCTTTTTAAAGTAACCATCTTTTCATTTGATAATACTAATTTTACCATTTTATTCTCCTA